ATTTGGTGGTAATGGTTCTAACAGTGCAGGTGCTACACCTAATACGGCGGCTGTTCAAGCAATTCAAGCCCCTGTTCAATATACACAAGATGTACAAGGTGCTTCCATTGAGGGTGCAATCAAAGACACCAAGGTATATGTAACCGAAACAGATATTTCTAATACTCAAAACAAGGTAGCAGTAACAGAAAACGAAGCAAGATATTAACAATCAATAAAAATAAACGATTTGGATGTCACAGGAATAGACGCAATATCACTTGTTGATGTTCCAGCGGTTGAAAAGAACTTCCTTTGTTTCAGTGAGGATAAAAAACCCATTGAAATGAAATTCGACAACTCAAAGCACATCATAACAGGTGTTGTTGCACTTGCTGACACTCCTATTTACCGTTTTGATGAACAACATGGTGAGTACTGGGTTGTATTCTCAAAAGAAACTATTGAAAAGATGGTTGAGAAGTTTGCAAAGAATGACTTGTTCAAATCTGTAAACTTGCAGCACGATGACAATAAGTTTGTAGACGGGGTTTATATGATAGAATCCTATATCACCAACAAAGAAAGAGGAATAAATCCGATTGAGTTCTCTGATATTCCAGATGGAAGTTGGATTTGTTCATACAAAGTTGACAATAATGAACTCTGGAGTGAAATCATCAACGGTAACAAATTGAATGGATTCAGTTTACAAGGTATTTTTGAATTATCTAATGAAAAATTCAATTCTGACAAATCAGAAGGTAAGGAAGAAGAGACTTTTGACGACTGGTTAAAAAAATATATAGACTAAAATATACTATAATTATGAATCGAAACCTACTTAAACTATGGAAACAGATTCTTCAATTGCAAGAAGTTGAGACTGACAAAGGCAAATTAGTTGTTGAATCAGAACTCGCTGAAGGTGTTGAAGTATTTGTAGAAAAAGAGGGTGAGTTTGTACCTGCAGAAGACGGTGAATATACTTCCGAAGAGAAGGTTATTGTAGTTACAGAGGGTAGAATTGTGGAAATCCGTGAAAAGGAAGAAGCAAAACCTGAAGAAGCACCTGCAGAAACTGATGAAGAGGAAGCAAAACCTGAAGATGAAGGACAAGAACCCGATGAAAAAGATGCAAGAATTGCTGAATTGGAAGACAAACAGACTGAATTGGAAGCACTACTTGCAGAGAAAGATGCAAGAATTGCAGAACTTGAAGCACAACTTGCAGAAAAACAAAAAGAACTTGAAATGTCTTCTGAAAAACCTGCAAAAGAAGCAGTTAAGCAAGAAAAAACAGGGGCATTGAGATATTTTAATTAAAATATAAAAAACTAAACCTTAATTAACTATGGCAATAAATGTAAGCGCCTTAACGGCATATGTAGAGGAACAAAGATTACCTCTTATTAGAAAAACTATTTTCGCTGCACCATCAGTAAAGTATTTCAATCTTCAAACTGGTGTAAAACATGCTGCAGCTTTGAACATTCTTAACACGACTGTTGCATTCGGAGACGGTGCTTCATGTGGTTGGGACGAAGCAGGTACAAGTGCATTCTCTCAAAGAACACTTGAGGTTGGTAACTACAAGGTAAACATGTCATTCTGCGACAAAGCGATGCTGAAGTACTGGAATGGTTACGATGTACGTGTTGCGGCTGGACAAAAATCCCTTCCTTTTGAGGAAGAGTTCATCAATGGTGTTATCGACAAAGTAAAACAGGCTATTGAGAAGAACATCTGGCAAGGTGTAAAGGCAACTGACAGAATGGATGGTATTCTTACTATTCTTAATAGTGAGTCAAGTGCAATCAAGGTTGATGCAGAAGCTGGTGCAACTGTTTATGAGAAAGTTCTTGCAGCTTATGAGAACATCCCTGCAGATATCCTTGACAAAGCTTCTATCTTCATTGGTGTTGATGATTTCCGTGACTTATGTGTAGAACTCACTGCAAAGAACCTTTATCATTATGTATCAGAGTTGGATGAGAAACTTGAGATTATCCTTCCTGGAACTTCTACAAGAGTACTTGCAGTTTCTGGTTTGAATGGAACTCATACAATCGTTGCAGCTGACGGTGATAACATCTACTACGGTGTTGATATGGAAGGTGATGAGGAAAAATTTGATTTGTGGTATTCACAGGACAATCAAGAATTCCGTCTCGCAATCAACTTCAATGCAGGTGTTCAAGTAGCATTCCCTGACGAAATCGTACTTGTTCAAGATGCAAGTTCTGATTCAGAATAATCAAAATTCATAACATCAAAAAATGGGGGATGACAATACGGTTATCCCCCAATAATTAAAAAATAAAAAAGTAATAATTATGGCTTGTAATACTTATACCCTTACTGGATTAAATACTGTATGTAAAGAAACTTCATTCGGTGGTATTAAGGAAGTTCTTATTGCTTTGTATGATGATGTTGCAAGTACTTCGGTGGATGGAACTACTCACTTACTTACACCAACGATGGTAAGTGGTGCTACTTTCAAGCAATATAAATTGTTAAAATCTACTGGTGGTTTAATTTCAACTCTTAACACAAGCGAAACTACAACTTCCTATTTTACGAATGAAGTAACACTCCAATTTATGAAAATGGAGACTTCAAAAAGACTGGAAATTATGGCACTGATGATGAGTGCATGTGCAGTAATTGTAAAGGATGCAAATGATAAATACTGGTATATAGGAAAAGACAATTATGTAGAGTGTTCTGCTGGTTCAGCACAAACTGGAACTGCTGCTTCTGATGCGAACCACTACGAGTTGACACTTTCTGATACTTCTGCTGAACTCCCTTACGAGGTTGATGCAACTGTTATTCCAGCTTTGCTTGGATAAGATAGTGATTAAAAAATCACATAAATAAAAAGGGTGGTAGGTTGGGTTTATTTCAACTTATTGCCCCTTTTATATAAACAAGAAAAAAAATAATCAACTATATGATATATATAACAGAACAAAGTGGTACTATCAATATACCAAGACATAGTTTCGGTGATGAAGATTCATATACTTTGGTAGTAACATCAAATTTGTCCGATGATGTAACATTAGTTGAAGACGGTGGTGATATTTCTACCAATCCCCTCTATTATAAGTTTGCAATATATAACTTATCTAATCTAAATGTAGGAGAATACAAATATACATTATATGATAAATCTTCCGAAATTTTAGAAACTGGCTTATTGCAATTCGGTAATTTTGAGAGGGTTATAATTGAAAATACTTTTAGTAATAAGGAAAAAATTCAATACAATGGATAATTCAGAAAAGAAAATGCAATTTTCTGTTATTGATTCCAACGCTAAAGTAGTACCCACATTTATTGAGAAAGAAAATTCAGGAAAACCATTTTTAAGTTACGGTGTTGACAACCGATTTCCTAATTATCTCTGGGAATTATATTTACGTTCTGCGTTGCTTCAATCAATAATAGAAGGAACACAAAATTATACTACAGGAAACGGTATATTTTTCAACGAAAGAGAAGATATACAACGACTTAAAGACAATGCGAATTCTGATGGTGAAACATTAGAAGATATTATCAATAGAGTTGTTGTTGATTATTTGATATTTGGTGGTTTTTCACTTCAAATCATCTACAATAAATTGGGTAACATCAGTGAGATATACTGGTTAGATTTCCGTAATGTCAGATTAAACAAAGAGGGCGACAAAGCATACTATTCCGAAGATTGGATTAGACATGCTAATGATTTTATCACTTATGATGTCTTCAACCCGAAAAAAGAAAACAAAAAGTCCTGCGTATTCTATTACAAGGGACATATTAGTCGTGGTGTTTACCCAATTCCACGATATAACGGTGCTTTAAGTGCAATCGAAACTTCAACTGAAATAAGCAAATTCCACTTGAACAGTATCTTGAACAACTTTTCTGGGAATTTTGTAGTTAATTTTAATAACGGCACTCCATCAGAAGACGTAAAAGAAGAAATTGAAAGAAAGTTGAAACAGAAGTTCGGTGGTGCTGACAATGCAGGTAAGTTTATGGTTGTTTTCAACGATAATAAAGAAAATGCAGTTACAGTAGAAAGAATCCAAGATGACAATTTCGACAAGAAATATGATGCATTGAGAACATCCACTTTCAAAGAGATTTTCGTTGCTTTCCGTGCGATACCTCAGTTGTTCGGTTTCTCGCTTGAAGGAACAGGTTTCGATGCAGTTGAGTATCAAAATTCATTCGCACTATATAACAAAACAGTTGTTCAACCTATACAAAGAGATATGCAGAAATGTTTCGATAAAATATTTGGCATAAATAACTCAATAGTATTTAATTCATTTACTTATTTGGACGAACCAAAGAAAGAGGAAACAACTACAGAAGAGAAAGGAGAAGTTGAATAATGGCACGCGTACTTTTGATTTCAGAACAAACAGTAAAGAAGAATTCTGTTATAAATAACAATGTAGACGGTTTATATCTTTTACCTGCTATAGAGTATTCACAAGACGCGGGGCTTCAACCTCTACTTGGAAGTAAACTATACAACAAATTGATGGATTTAGTTGAAAATAGTGAAATAACAAATCCTGTAAATGCAGATTACAAGCTGTTATTGGATGAGTATATACAACCTTATCTGATTAACAAGGTTACTGCAGAGATTCAACTTCCACTTGCATACAAGCTTCGCAATCAGGGAGTGGTTCAGCAAACAGGAGAAAACACATATGTTCCATCGTTGAAGGATGTGCAATATGTTATTCAGGATTATGAGAACAAGGCAAACTTTTACGGTAATCGAATGAGTGATTACCTGCACGCAAACATAAGTAAATACCCTGAATATTGTAGTGTTGATTCATGTGCAGATATGCCTTCAAACAAAAATGCTTATAATACATCAATATATTTAGGATAATATGAATTTGAATGAGATAATAAATAAGATAAAAGAAGTTGCTATAAGTCAACAAACTGTTGCCAGTGTGTATGATGGTGATGTGTATGAAAGCTGGAATAGTTCTGAAGTTACTTATGGTAGTGTAAACATTGGAATTCGTGATATTACTTATGAAAGAAATTTATGTACATATTCTTTCTTATTGTATTATGGCGATAGGTTGCTACAGGATAAAAAGAATGTAAATTCAATTATAACTGACGGAATAAATACATTACAAAGTATCATAAATATATTAGATAGTTTGGATGGTATATATATAGTTGAAGACACAACAATCAACTATACACCATTTGAACAAAAGTTTATGGATTACCTCGCAGGAGTTTATGTTACTGTAAACATCCAGACACAAAACACAATCGGTATTTGTGGAATGGATGAATATGAGGAAGACACTAGTCTGATTGAGAGACTTTACGAATTGATTACCGAACTTCGTGAAGAAAATGCAACCTTGGTTGAAGATAGAGATGCGACATTGGAACTGTTGAAGGAAATCTATAAGAAACTAACTGGAAACGATTATAATTAAAAGAAAAAAAATAATATTATGACTAATAGAGAAATTGCGCAAGAGATTAGTAATAGAATTGGAAAAAGTCCAGTTCCATTTGATAGTGTATATTCAATAGCACTTCAAATTTATAACGAGTTGGGTGGAGAATCAACCCAATTTGATTCTGTTTATTCCATTTTATTGGAAATATTACCATTGGTTGAAGGTGGTGTTGGAGGTAAAGCAATCGAAACAGTTGATGAATTGCCAGAAGCTTCTGATAATAAAGATAAATTCTATAGAGTTGAAGGTGAAGATGGTGTCTATGTTGCAAAACTATTATCTTCTGAAACTATCACTACAAATAAATTACCTGATGAACAACAGATTGATAAGGCATATTTGTGGTTAGCAGATGATGAACCATTTCATTATAAAGGTACTTATAAGATAATTTGTACAGATGGAGTTATTGAAGGTTATGGTTGGTTAGAAACTTATTCCGATAACAATAATTGGTATTTTATACTTACAAAAGATAATGCTGTTAACGTTTCTACCAGTTCATTGGGATGTTATTGTAGTTTTGACGATTTATCAAGTATAGATGAAGTGAATAAAGTTATTGCTACAGAACATAGTACTGATTATTTTACTTTTAGTGAAATACAAAACCAATATGAGGTGATTCCAATCCCAGCAACTTATAATGCACCAGAATCTGCACAAATTGGAAATGCAATGTTGCACGATACAGGTGAAGGTGATACCGAATATGTATATAAAGGAGAAAAAGAGATTGTATTAGATGATGGTAGTGTGATTTGCTATTATTGGCAAAATAGTTACCAAGATATAAATCACACATATTTAACAAGAATACCCGCTTCTGAAATACTTTCTGATAATGGTGCATATTGTATAGTTCCAATATTGAAATGTAATGATGAAGATATATATATAGCAGATGATGGAAAATGGACTTTTAATGCGGCTGATTTTGATGAATATTTTGAAAGTTATTCCAAACTAATATTGAATATAGTTGATGGTGGAGATGATTTAACTATCCCACAATTAAATGCACCTGATTCTGAACAAGTAGGTAATGCAACTATTAAATATAATATGGGTGGTAATATCTTTACTGCTACTTATGACGGTACTTTAGCAACATTGTATGATTCTATAAAAGGCATAAGTTTTACAGGTTATAAATGGATTTCAACAAATAGTAACGAATTCATTACATCTGTTAAGGCAGAAGATTTATATTTAAGCGCAGGAAGTTTTTCCTTTATGTGGCAAGATGGTGCTGAAGTAGCGGATGCAATGGAAAGAGTAACTGAGGTTAATTTAGTTAAATACCAACGTACCGAAACTACTGAAGAATGGGGTTGGGAAAAAGTTGCTACAGAAGAATACGTAGATAATGCTATTGACAATATTGATATTCCTGAATATGTAGCAGGCGAAGGTATTGCTATTAATAGTGCTAATACAATCAGTTGTACTGTAAAACCAATTACTAATGTTAGTGTATTACCTGATGCAGAAGAAAATAAAGATAGTGTATTAAGATTAGAAGGTGATAAACAGGTTTATATAAGCAAGGGTAATCCTATCACCCCAACTAACAGAGTTCCTGATGATGAACAAATTAGTAGGGCAGCAATAAGTTCGGATGGTGGATATAATGAATATCACGGTGAATATACTATTACTTGTGCAGATGGAGTATTACATTGGTATAGATGGGGTGATACATCACATTTCTATATTACAGAAGATGATGCAGAACATACAATAGATTCGACAAAAGCATTTTATATTGATACTGATGATTCTAAATATAGCAATGTAACTGAAAGCAGTATTACCACTACAGATAATAAGAGTGTTATAGAATCTTCAACTGTAACAGTTGTAACTATTGATGCAGGTTTGTCATTTCCAATGCCTGTAACATATAAAATGCCAGAAGAAACTCAAATTGGAAATGCATTCATTGAAAGTACTAATGATGATTTATTCTTTTATACAGGTGAAGAAGTTGATTTTGAATATCTAAGTAGACAATATACAGGGTATAAATGGGTAAATGTTGACAGAACTACATTTGAACCTAATGAAAATTTATTCAAAATTTCATTAAGAAAAGCAGAAGATTTGACATATTACGATACAGGTGGTGATAATGTTTATTGTAATACATATATTTATACTTCAAATAATGGAACTGTTACTGAAGATTATACTCAATATATTATGAACACTATCAACAGAAATGCCGCTGATTCAGAACAAGTTGGTAATGCTTATATATATGTAAATAATATTAGTGGTGGTGAGTGTTATTATACTGGCGAAATTGCAACTATAAATGGAGTTAGTGGTTATAAATGGGAAACATCAAATCATAGTGATTTTATCATAACAGTTGGTGTTAAAGCAGAAGATTTATACACAAATCAACTTAGATTAGCAAAAGGTGAAATACCAGTATATATAAACAGCACCAGTTCTGAAATAGATTATAGCAGGTTAAGTGATGGATATGAAACAGTTCAATACAAACGTTCAGTAGATTATCAATGGCAACGTATAGTAACAGAAGATGAACTCAACGCATTAGAAGCACGTATCAATGCTTTGGAAGGTAATACTACTGTAGAATAATAATTAAAACAAAATTAAACCTTAAAACTAAACAATGAAAACAAAAGATATAATTGTATGGGTTGCTGCTATCATAGCCTTCCTCACGGGGATTGGGCTATGTATAGCAGGGTTTATAGTACCAC